CTTGGCGCGAGCCAAGTCAGAAGCATAGAGGCTGTAGTCCCCGAGGTCTTTCATCGGATCATAGTTGGGGTCGCGCGTTGCTCCATACTTGAAGCCCTGCACAATCCCCTCTGCTATCGGCGCGAAGCGAAGACCAACAGTGGCGTCAACCGCCTCTCCAAAGGCAGTTCTTTCAGGAATAAGATCAGGCTCAAAGAATGCTGGAGAGTAGCGGTTCAAGTCAGCCATTACTGAAGCCCTTCAATTTCGCTAAGAGATTTACCCATCAGTGCATCTTCATCCTGCATGATGTCATAGCCGCGCTGAATTGCCTCTTGGCGCTCCGCATTGGCGCGAGTTGCCGCCTTGGAGATGAACCCAGCATCGCGGTTGCTAATGATAAGCGGGACATTGTTATCCATCACAACGCGATCACCACCAGCTTCAAGAGGCTGGCGCTGCTTGACTATGTAGCGAACCTCTCCATCGGAGCGAGCATCAAGCGGCTGAAGATAGAAGTAGTCTGGTGCCTTATGGAACGAGAGCGCGCCAGATACAGCCCTGCCCCAGTCACGCCAGCTATCCGTCTCAAGGCCCTTGCCAAAGTAAACCTTTACATCAGGGCTAACCTCAGTGATGCGCGAAATCACATGCTCACGGAACAAGTCCTCATTTGCTGGCGCAGCCTTGCTAAGCGGGAAGCGAGTGCGAGTAGTATTGCCGATGCCAAAGACATAACCAGCGCCACTTGGATAAGTCTTCTCAAGCTGCGACTCCATGCGATCCTTGATCTGCTCAGGAGAAAGACCTTCTGCACGGGAGATTGCATAGAGATTGAGGGTGGCAGCAATCATGGCATTAACACCAGAAAACAACACATTATCAATGCCATCAAGGCCAAGCACAAACTCCTCAATGGTTTGGTCGCCAAAGAACGACTTAACCTTCGCTTGGAACATTGCATCTTCTTGATACTGTTGGCCAACCTTGAACATCTGAGCAATGCGCGCAGGAGACTCGTTACCAAAGACGGGAATCGTATCGTTAAGGTAATCCAGCATAGACCGCTCACCTACAGTAAGCGCATCCATCATGGGATTATCCATGACAGTTCCCTCAAACTGGTAAGTGCGGAAGTTGGAGTAGTGCGAGAGAAGAACGGTTGGGTCTCCACCAATCCAAGAACCACGCGCAAACTGAGTGAACGCATTGTGCAGTGACTCAGGCATAATGTTCTTGGCCTTGAGTTCATCAAGGATCGGAGAAACATTAGGGTCAGAGATTGCAGCCGGATCAGACCAAATGCTTGCAAGCGTCCGGTTGCCAAGCACATTCTTGTAGCGCTGCTGAATGTCTTCCTCAAAGAGCATCCGCGTCTCACGGTCACGGCCATTGGCAATACCAATGTTGATCTGCTCAATGGCTGACGCGCGCTTCACTTCTTTCTCAACAGTTTCACGGCGGCGGCGCGCCACATCCTGCTGATTGTTGAAGACGGTGCGAAGTTCAGAAGTCTTTCCGGCAACCGTTGCCGACTCACGGGCTGCGCTTAGAAGATCAATCTGGTTCTGCGTCAGAACACCTTCACGAATGGCACCGCCTTCAATCAGAGACTTGGCCTCATCAATCTGCTGCTCACTAGGAGAACCACCAAAGAATTGAGCAAGAGAGGCTTTGCTTCCATTAAACTGAGCGGACTTGACCAGTGTATCGCGAAGCGTTGGATCAAGGTCTTTGATTGCATTGATCTTAGCAATAGCCTCAGACGCCATGTCTGTCGAGGAGATGCCAATCAAGTCAATCTGTGCGGCCTGATCCGCTGCATCGGCAGCGCGCTGTGCATCAACAGCTTTACCCGCTCCATCACGGTAAGAGCCAATGAACGGCAGGAAGTTATCCACAATCGGCTGACCAGTCTCGGAATCCAGCCGAAGGATTGCCGCAACAGATGCACGAGCACTTGCGGGAGCAACCATAGGATTGCGCTCAAAGATTGCCTGTTCAAGCTGATTGGTTTCTTCCTTAGACAAACCAGATGTCGCGCGAAGATAGAGGCCCTCGGCCTGCGCTTCGAGGATGGAGTTGCGCCGATCAATCGTTGCCTTGGACAAGTCCTCATCACCGCCGACCAGTGCGGCTCGCGCTTCATTCGTTAGCTGCGAGAAGCCAGTAACGGCACGGGTGACGATTGCACCAGTAGTAAAGTCAGGATTGCGCGTTAGAGAAGTCTCAGTGGAGATAACGGCAGGAAGTTCGTTCTCCATATTAAAGATGCGAGCCGACGATGCTGCCTTCTGGGCGGCTACATCTTGTGCCTCTAAGACCTTGCTATACTGAATGCTGTCGGAAAGAAGTCCGTCAGAAAACTTCTCAAGATCAGAAAGCGCGCCGAAGTCAGCGCCAAAGCCACGCATTGCATCAGCAACATACTTAAACTCTGCGGGAACAGCATTCGGGTTCTGAGTTCCGATTGCGTGCTGAAGGAGTTCTAGCGTCTGCGGGTCTTTGGTTTGCGTGGATGCGTAACGAATAAGACCGCGAGCAACAGCAAGACGAGTCTTGCCATTCATGCCATCAGCAACCTTGGTATTAAACAGCCCAGCTTGACTGCCATCCCTGATAGTGTTGGACACCGAGGAGATGACAGCCTGCACCTGCGTAGGGCCACTCAGTGAAGTGGGTCCATACTGAGAGACAAGTCCCTCTACGCCCTGAAGACCAGCCTCAATCGTGCGAGCGTGTGCTTCCTTAGCGGCTGCGCGCTCACGGCGGATTTGATTGATAGCCATGCTGGTGCGCGTAGCGTTGAGGTAGGTAGTGCCAACATCTTTGATGTAAGTCTTAAACTGCCCATCGGCAGCGTTAGACATAGAAGCAATGTAGTCAGCCATTGCAGTCTCATAGAGGGCAGCCGCATTGGGGCTATCTTCATACTTAACCGCAAGTTCCTTGCCCTTGTTCTGAATCTCTTCTTCAATGGATTGCTGGAAGCGGTTCATCACGACGCGCTGATAGGCTTCCGTTGCAATCGTCCCAAACGTAGACGGAGGCGTATACGCTTCCGGCTGACCAGTCTTGGGATCAATGGCAATAACCTTCTCGCGCTCAACGGCAGCGCCAGACTCCAAGCCAGTCTTCTCTGCTTTTGCCGCAGCCTCACGATAAAAAATATCGGCCATTTGATTGGCCGAGTTGGCAATGGCTTCGCCTACAATCTGACCACCTTGGGATGCGCGGGCTACACCAATCGGGCCAATCTTGAATTGACGCTCTTCGCGAATAACGGCCATGTCTTACCCTTACGTCTTAGTTTGTTGGTATCGGTGAAGCCCGCCAAGGACTGTAGTAAATGCACCAATCGTTGCGGATGCCTGTTGCGCACGACCTTCAGCGCGAGTTGCTGCCGCCTGAGAAGTCAGCTTCATAGCTTCCATTGCGCCCATGAAGTCAGAGCGGGCAGTATCGCTTGTGGCAATTTTCTTCTGCTTTTCTAGGAATGCAGCGACAGAGCGATCAGCGCCAACATCCCGACCCATAGCCGCGAATGAGGCAATATTGGTTGAGAGATTGGAGCGGTATTGCTCAAGACGATCATTGTGCCTGTTAAGCGCTTCGGTTTTGCTAAGTTCGCGCTCGGTCTCAATGTTGTAAGCATTAAGTTCAGATGTCTTCTTTGCGCCAGCACCAGCGGCAAGCTGACCAGCGGCAGAAACGGCAGTGGCTAGGAGCATCCACATTATACAATCAACTCCGCTACTATGCCATTAACCTGCAAAGGCAATGGCTCATCCTGAGTAATGGAGACTTGCGGGTCTCGGCCATAGCCAAGAACGCGAATCTCTTTCTTTCCACTGTATCCAGCCGAAACGCCAGACGGTCTGCCATTGACACGCGCAGAGTGAGAGTCCCTAAAGTCAATAATAGCAGACGAAATACCACGCACATCGCCAGTCGTAGGGCCATTGCCAGCGGTCACATCAATTGGATTGGTCACAATCTCTGCGGTGAAGGCCTTGCCAAAGACAATGTTTGCATTTGCATAAGGCCAAACAAATCCCGAAACGCCAGCCCCAATGTCTACAAGCGTAAACTGACCATAGTATGTAAGGCCGTCAGCGCTAAGAACGTCTACCGTATTCCCAATGGCGTATGGGGTTGCAGTAACATTGGCTCCATTCACAGCAGATGCAGATAGGTAGCGATCAAGGCCAATCTGATTATCAAGCGCTAGAAACTCGCAGAGTTGCAAGTCCCCCTCCGGAGTCCAGATGTTTGCAAAGACGCGATTGTCGATACCGCAGACGGAACAGAAATTTCCGTCAGTCGTAATTCGAGACCAAGAAGCGCGACGTTCTGCGCGGTTTGAGTTGAACAGGGCAATGTCTCCATTGCCATTCGACATAAAGGCATATGACTCAGCCCCGTTGAACGCGCCGTGAGATACGGTCATGCACTTGGGGCTGTAGATCAAATGAGAGGCAATCGTGGAAACAGCAGTAGATGTATAAGCATCTTCGCCATCAGTGTAGAGATATTCTCTGACTGTATTGCCGCCATGCTGAACAAATAGCGTTGCGCCATCCAGAGAGACTGGTTGCGTAAACTCGCAGCCGTAAGGTGTTTGCTTACGGATTTGCGCATTGGTCGGCGTGATTGCTTGGTTCAGGTAAGTCGGAACATAAAGCTCCCCAGTAGCCCCGAAGATTTGCAGGTCACGGTTGGAGACCATGTAGCGAATCTCATTAACCTCACCAGTGGCTGCTACAAGGGAGATTGCATCTGCGTCTGCGGCTTCACCAACGTCGAAGTTGAAGAAGTTCCCAATGCCACTCATCCACAGTGCGTCTGGCTGAGAAATGGTCCCGCCGTAGCACAGTCGGTTCTCATGGAAGGCAACAGCGGCAGGATAACCACGGACAGAGGAGAATGCTTGCTCATCCCAATCGGCAGTAGCTGCATGAGTGGTCAGCTTCACATAACCACCACCATCCTCGGAGGAAGACGCAGAACCACCAGCAGTAAAATACCAAGTGTTCTCATCAATAATCCCAGCAACAGTGCGAGTGCCGTTTAGGTTGCCGACATTAATGCCGCCAGTTGCTGCCGCGTCAGAAATAACAACAACCTCCCCACCAGCATATCCATGCTTTAGGTGAGTGACCTCAACGGTAGCGCTGCCCTCGGTGGTGCGAAGTGGATTGAGGATTGAAAGTCTAATCTTCAAAGTATCAACAACAGTTCCGGAGACTACCGTTGAAGACGTATAGCCAGTAATAACAATCTCAGACTCGCCGTAGCGCACAATGGTGCCAACGTGATCTGCCGTCCAGTGAGGCTGACTTGTCGTTAAGGTGATGCTGCCACTAGTGCCAGACGGATCAAGCGTAGTCCCATGCGCTTGGAATTTAGTGTATGGCTGATAGGTCACATGCCCATCATAGCGCTGGTCAAACGAGAATGGCGTAACCTCAAATGCGGTCAGGCTGGTCCGGATTAGCATTCGCGGCATGAACAAAGGATGGCAGATGAACATCACATCGCCATACTGAGCAACGGTATACTCCTGCAAATAATCCTGATCGAACGGAAGTGGGTCCGAGTTGGTATCGGCAGTTATTGTTGAAACAAGAGTGATTGTGGTGTCGCTATCAAGGCGAAAGCATCTGATCTGCTCATGCTCAATAGAAATCAAATACTGCTCATCATCGGAGAATGAGAAGTTAAAGAGGTGCGATTGCGCGGGATGGGCAGGATCAAACGTAATGCCAGAGTATGTATAGCGATGCTTCAGTCCATCGCGTTTACGAACACTACCCTCTGACATAACAATCATATTCTCCAAGGACTGAGCCGAGGAGTTATACACAGGACTGTCAGTCCGCATCAGAAGGGAGTCGCTTACCTCACCAAACTGAAAGCTGTTGATTGGAACGCGAACCTTCTGCATCAGCTACGCCTTTGAGCAATAAACCTCGATGTATTCAGCTTGCGAGTAGTCTGCTGCTGAGAGTCTAGGCGGCGAGCCTGCATCATCAACGTCGCAGCCTTGGTCTCCATAAGCTGAGTGAGTTGACCATCGCGCGCAACAGAAGTCGCAAGAACAGCGGCCATTGCATACTCAACCGCAATGGTAAAATACGGAGGCCAGTTGTTTTCATCTGCGCGGAAGATAAAGTCTGCAATGACCACATCATTTGTGGAGGCATCGCAGTAAATCATGTCGCCGTAAGTGTCATAGATCAACGGATCGTCATTGACCGTCACCGCATTAACCATAAGGCACCCAGATGGAAGCTGATATGCAGCATCGAAGCGTCCAGCGGGCGCACTTACCAAGCGAGAGAGTTGTTCCTGATTTGTGGCAAAGCGCCAGCGCGTGTTGGTAAGCGCGGCGCGAGCAATGTCTTCATACATTGCATCACAAATATCCGCC